GCTGTTGTGCCAACTGTTCCAGTTTTTGCCATTGCCTTAAAGTTTGCATTTTCCAAATGATAAATAGGGTGATTGAACTTACGACCACCACTAACTACTTTAATGTTGCCCTTTTTCTTTAACTCATTAAGAGCAGCATTGTTTGTTACGACAGCATCAAAAATATCATTACTGAAATGTTGAAGTGTCGTAGTTGCTAAATTTGTCGAATAACTTGCATTACCAACTGTCATTTTTAACTCCTATTTACTGCTAACCTTGCTCATTCCACTTGCTGTTGATAAACTCTGCTACTGTTTGCTTCTTAGCTGGTTGTATCGGTGAATTTGGAGAAACATCACTACTCTCTTGGTTAGCGTTGATTTTATCTTCGGTTTTCTTTTTAATTACTTCTTTCTTTTTGCTAACCGTTTCAGTTTTCATTTTGTCATACATGACAATTCTTTTAGCGTCATCTAGGTCTAAACCTTTTTGTTGAGCCATTACGATTATGTCTTTTAATTCTTGAGAACCTCTTTTAATATCGGGGTTTTCTTTCAGAAATTGAGTTGCAACAACCTTGCCGTACTCTTGACGTAATACGCCAAGCTCGGCTTGCATAACCTTTTTTTCTTTTGCAATTAACTTCTCGGCTACTTTAGTAGATTGTTTTTCAACTAAATCCCAAAATTCCCTTTCTTCTGGGGTTTCTCCTAAGACTTTCTCGTTCCGTTCTTCTTTGGGTTTAGACATTTCAAAGATTTTATTTTGGAGATTTCTTACTTCTTCTTTATACTCATTTTTCTCCTCTATAACTTCTTTAAACCTTGGATTTTCGTGAAACGGTACTTCCTCAATGGCTTCTTGCGAGGTTGCCTCCTCGGATTGAGTTTCTTCGGTAGATGATTCCGAACCTGCATCTTCAACGGGTGACGATTCCTGTTCTATGTTAGCGTCTTTTTCTTCTTCAAACATTTTTTCTCCTTTGGTTACGAACCAAGTTTGCGTTATGGTCTTTGTTTACTTTTGTCATATTTGAATTTAGTGACCTGACCTCTTTTAGAATCGCCTTCTGCTCTAGCGATATCTGTACGAGGTGTTTCTTTAGATGCACTTGCTTCAAATCTTTTTGTAGAATTTACTTTTTTACCCATTTGTCCTCTCCTTTCGAGATATGTGAATTTTTTTCATTATATGATTTATCGGTATCCATCATTTTAGTGTGATACTCGTTACGTTGTTTTTTTACTTTTATGTCTGAATCACCAGAACTTATTATATTGTTTTCATCCATAAATTCTTTTTTTTCTTGGGCTGAATCAAAACTTCTTCTTAATGCTTGGTCTACGTGTCCTTTCCCTTCAAAGGTTATTATTTCTCCCGAACTATCTTTTAAACTTGATGTCTTAATAGATATATTGGGAATTGATATTAATTTACTTACGTTTGTACTAAAACATTCAGGACAGATTGCTATATTCCTGTCTGCATAAGAGCTATACTTTTCAAACAAATGCCCACAACTACATTGATAACTATATATCATTGTATTAAGTTCTCCATGCTTGGTACTGGTTGACCTGTTTGTTTTTCTAAGGCATTAAAATTACTTCCTGATGTTTGACCTCCCCTACCTTCTTCTTCTTCAGGTGGTAAAAGTCCTTGTGTTTGTGGTGTAATCTTTTGGATAATTTTTCCTACATCCCTAATTGCTTCTGGGAATAACTTGACGTACATTTTAAGTAATTCAGATAATACTAATTTATCACCTTGTTGTTGCATTAACATAACTACGTCTGTACGAGCTAAGATACTAAATAGATTTTCAAATTGTTTTCTAATAACATTTAAGTCATTGTTTTGTGTAGAGCCTATTTCAATTTCAAATTCATACTCTCCTAATTGCATCCTTTCGCTTTGTTCTGAATCTACTGTCAGCCAACTGTATTGTGGTATTCCATTTGCATCTACGCCTGTTTGTCCGTTTATTAATTCTAATTCTTCTAAATCAACAAATTGTTTTACTACTTGCCATAACTTTTTAGCTTCTTTTTTAGCATATAAGTTATACGCTTTATTCATATCTTGAAGTCTTAAAGTATATCCACCTTGAGCTATGGTTTCACTCGTCGCTGTTTCGCCTTGTGCGACACCCATTATTTGAGCTTTAGTTAATCCAGTAGTAATACTTACTAATGTTATAAATTGTTCTAATAACGCTGCTAAATCTGCTTTTAATTGAGTTAATCCTAGCTCGTAAATAGCTTCTCTAGGGTTTTTAGTACAATCTACTATCGCGCCTACATCCCCGAAAGCTAAAGCCTTTTTTCCATCTTCCGTAACTGCTCCTTCATCTATCGCAATTTTAGGGACGAATCTATCTACCTGCACTAAGATTGAATCTATTGTAGAGGTCATGCGGTCTTGAAGTAAAAGAATTTTAGTAATATCTGATACTGCGAATTTCTTATGAGGGTGTTTATTAAAAGATAGTTCTGAATATTGCCAACCCTCTAATTTATAAATGCTTTCTTTGTGATAGTGTTCCTGCCATACTTCTGAATCTTTTGAAATAATTAAATCATAAGTTTTATCACCTGAACGGTATTGAATAAAATATAAATTTACAAATTTAAAATCTTCTGTTTCTGCTTCACTTACTCCTGTTAAACTTACGTCCTCAACTTCTGGTAATGAGCCTTTTAAGTTTTTCGTGTTTTTTAACTTTTTGTTTTCTTTCATCTTCTTAACTGACTTACGGAACTCCTCACCTACCCACATACCTTCTTGTAATGTATTAGCTCTTGAATCACTTAAAAACGTAAACGGAGATACATAAGAAATGTAAGGATTTTCTGAAAGAATCTCATAATCTATTTCTGGTCTTGTTACTTCTTCTTCTTTTTCTTGTAAGCCTAATTTTTCTAATGTTCTGTCAATTACATTCTTTTTAGGTTTTTCTGTATCTTCTATGTCTTTACCAAACTTAGTTACATAACCTACTTTTGAATATCCATGTCCTAAAACATAAGCATCCCAAACGGTTTGCCTATGTATGTTTTCAACTTCTAAACCTTTATAATAATGGTTCATAGTATTAGTTACTATTGGTGCTGTGTCTTGAGAACTTATTTTTTTGGGAGTTGACATTACATGAGGATTTTTATAAGCTATTGCAGGAACTATATTTTTAATAATAGTGTGTATAATATTTAAAGTAGTTACTACCCCGTTATCGCCTAAATTTTTACCTTGTACTATTAATTCGGCAATACCTCTCTCAAAATAGTCTATATTCCGTCCTACGCCCTCATGGTGTCTAGGAGTATATTCACCGAAGTTATCCTTTCGGTATCTTTCGGCTAACATTATTTCTACACGCCATCTTTCCAAATCTGTTATTTTCATATAAATTTCTCCTGAAAATGCCTATAACCCCTAGGTAATCTTCTTTGTTGTTTATTATATATATCTCGGTCTTGTTCTAATATCCAAGCAATACTATCTCTATTGGGTTGTTCTTTTGCTTCTGTCTTGCCTCTGTGAATTAACTTAACGTGAAAGCTCAAGCTATCTACTAAATCGTCATGTATTGGTCTATGATCTTCTGTATACTGCATCATCTGTGTTGCTAGCTCTGAATAACTACCTTTCAGCTTTTCTACTGCATTACCTTCAAATAATAAATCTCCTCTTTCGTGATAAGGCTGTAAACTAAGTATTCTTGCGTGTTTTCCTGTTCCTTGCTTTGCTGAACTTCTAAAAACTTCCGTTCCAAAAGGTTTAAATTTTGGATTTGGTCTTTCGTCCTGTAATCTTAAACTAAGTTCTTTTTCAAGCATCCCATGAAAAAGATTTGTTTCTATTCCAAACTTCGTGAAATTAAAAGCATAACTAAGTCTTACTACTTCGTTTACTATTTGATGAGGCTTGTATTTAGCGTGTCTAGCATAAAGTAAATACATTCTCATATTTTTATCTGTACCTACTACGGTAAACGCTGTAAAATCATCACCCTCTCCGGCAGGATCGCAACAGCAAGTTTTGTAGAGGTTTGTATGATCGACACTTTCATAGAAATTAAAATCTTCTTGTTTGAAAAGTGCTGTACTAGGATCAACGGGTTCGTTGTAATACAAGCATGAAACCCAATAGCTTCCCTGTTGTTTTCTCTTTGCCTCCAAAAAGTCCTCATCTAAGCCTATACTCCTAAAGGGAAAAACCCCGTTAATTTCTATTTTTTTAATAAATATTTCCCAATCGCCACCGTTCTCGGCAATTATCCTGCCATATGCGTCCCCAAAATTCCACCTTGTTCCTGTTACAATTACATCACCCTTTGGTTTAAGCAAAGAAAACGACTTCCTAAAACAATCATATACTTTATCCATCTGTGCTTTGGTGGTGATATTAAGGTCAGATACAATATCATCAAATAAGATTAAATCGTAGTGCATACCGATTTTAGATGACTCTATTCCACCTGTATCAACAGTTGGTTCTTTTTCGGCACTATCTCTAGTCCGAATGATTATCTGACTTTCATTCCATTTACCCTTATGGGGGTCTGTCTGCCAATTTTGAAAGAGCTTATTAAACCTTGAATTGCTTGATTCTCCTGCAATGTAGTTCTTAAACCCC